AATAAAACTAAAGAATCAAGTAATCGCCCTACTACATTAGTTAAGACATCAAAACCTACAGTTACAACAGTATTGGAAGCAGGCAATACATCAGTGGATGATTTATTTAAAGACTTTTTTAAGAAATAATTATGGGATACATTTTACTAAGTTCGTTACTTTTATTTACGGTATTAATTATTTTTAATTTAATACGAAAACAAGAAAGATACGAAGAAATTTTAGCGGAGAAAACAGATGAACTAAATTCAGTTATTATACATTATTCATCGGTGCTACAAAAAATTAGAGAAATTGATAATAATGAAATATTTGAAAAAGACGATGATGTAGGTTCGACGTTTCAAATGTTAAAAAATGCGATAGAAGAAGGTAATGAATACTTAATTAAATATTATAATGACGACATTGGAAGTAGTAGAAATAGATAAAAAACAATACTTTACTCAAGCAACTGAAGATGCTATTGTAAGATATATAAATAGTGAAGATTTTATAGAAAAAAGTAAAATATATAACTCGGAAATTAAAAAGCCATTTGAAAAAATAGTAGAGAATTGGATTTTTAAATTACAAGCTTGGAAGTATACAGATTCATACACAGATTTATCAAATGATACAATTACGTTTTTATGTGAAAGATTAAGTAAATATATTCATTCAAACGGAAAAGCATTTTCTTATTTTTCAGTAATAGCTCGTAATTATTTAATTTTGTTTATAAAGAAAAGCTATAAAAAATTAAAAAGTAATGTAGATGTAGATTATATAGATAATGAAAGAAATTTAATGAATGAAATATCTCATTCTTCTTTCGTTGAAGATACATACGATTTTATAGAAGATTTTATAAAATATTCGGATGACAATTTACCTATATTATTTAATTCGCCTAAAGAAATGTTGATAGCTGATTCGGTTTTAGAATTATTTCGAGTGCGTGATAATATTGAAAATTTTAATAAAAAAGCTTTATATATTTTAATAAGAGAACGCACAGGATTAAAAACCCAAATTATTACAAAAACAGTAAATGATTTTAAATTGATTTATGAACTGTTATATAAAAATTATAAAATATATAATTCGATAAAAATAAGCCCCTATAAATTGCTAGAATTAATTCGGATTCAAAAGATTAAGGCAAAGAGATAATTATTTTAAAATATAATTATGGCGAATATCAATGATTCTGTATACGGTAAAACTTCATTAGCAGATGTATTTAAAGAAATACATGTTAATCAAAAAGAAAAAAACAGACAAATCGATAACTTAATTCAGCAATTATCTCCTTTAGTTAAATCAATTAATGATGCTTCAGTAATAGTACCATTAATAAAAGAATATTTAGATGTTGGTGTAAAGAACGACGAGCAGTTAATAAAAATGACAGCCGTCGTTCAACGACTGTTATCATCAGATTCTAAAGCTAAAGCAGAAGCAGGTATAAATGAATGGTCATTATCACCGGAAGAAATTAAACAAATACAAACAGATTTAAAAGGTATCAATCAAATAAATAAAGATATCGAAGATTCATTAACTAAACCAATTAAATAATGTTAGAATCAGCTGAAGTAATTGAAGTATTTTTACAAGATAATATTCAAAATTATTATACTGTTCGATTTAAATTTTTAAATAGTCCCGGAAGTAACAGCCAAAATACTAATACTGCAATACCTTTAAATACTCATATTAAAACTATTCCAGTTCCAGGAGAAATAGTATTAATAGTAACGGCAGCTTCTTCTTTCGCAGGAAATTTTAGGTTAAATGACGGTACTTTTTATTATTTAAGTGTAGTAAATGTTCAATCAAATATTAACTATAATGGAGTCCCGACATCGGCTACAGTGCCAAGTTCTAATGTTACTAGTTATTTAAATGCTTCTTTTGGAGTTACTAGCTCTCCTAATCAATCTCAACCTTCGAGACCTAAAAAAACATTTGAAATTGTTAATAATATTAATCCGTTACAATTATTCGAAGGAGATGTAGCAATAGAAGGACGTGGAGGTAATTCTATTAGATTAAGCTCTACAATTAAAAATACAAATACTATTTCAAAACAACCTACTTGGTTATCGGGTAGTCCTGGAGATCCGATATTGATTATTTCTAATACGAAAAAAAATATATCACCCTTAGGATTTAGAATTGAAGATATTAATAAAGACGATTCTTCTATTTATCTAACCTCTACACAAAAAATACCAATTAAATTAGCAGGTCCATTAACAATATCAAATTTAAAATTAAAGCCTATATCTGGCAATTTATCTGGAAAACAAATAATAATGAATTCCGATCGAATTATTTTAAATGCAAAAACAAACGAAATATATTTGTCTTCGAACAAAGGAGTTTCTGTAACAAGTAAAGGTGATATTATTATAGAATCTTCAAGAGACATTACATTAAATGCACCTACAGTTAATTTAACATCGACAGCTTTATATTCTGCAGTTAATGGAGAATTATTAGAAACAATTTTAAATGCAATTGTGACGGCTATAAGTACTATTACGCCAGCTACTCCCGGAGCGCCTGCAGCTGAGACGGTTCGTTCTTTAATAGCATCCATACCTTTTAAATCTACAAAAGTAAAACTTTAAAAAAATACGTATCTTTTATTGACTTAGATAATTATATTAAAGAGTCAATATGAATACTGAAAAATTTTTAAATCAAATACGACAAATAATTAGAGAAGAAGTTCAAACTGCAGTTGAGTTTGAATTTAATATACTTTTAGAAAGTTTGGATAAAGTATCAAACCGTTCAAATAAAATAGTTTCTGAGCAAAGAGCAGTTACTGCCGAGCCTAAAAAATTTACTCCTAAAAAATCTAATATACCATATTCATCTAATCCTATTATTAATAATATTTTAAATGAAACTGCTAGTTCAGGATTTTCAACTAAAGATTTCCAATCATTATTAGAAGAAGAATATAATCCTGGTCAATCAAATCAAGATGAGTTTAGTGAATGGCCGACTATGAAAAATATATCTAACTTAGGAATGTCCTCTATGCCAGCAGCTTCGATGATTCCAAAAACAGATATAGATGGTCGTCCAGTTCAAGGAGTAGCCCCTGAAGTAGAGCAAGCTTTAACGAGGGATTATTCTTCTTTAATGAAGGCGATTAATAAGAAAAAAGGAAAATAATTAATGGCTAGGATATTAAAACAAATACTTGTAATTGACACTGAAAAAGATGTCGCGGTGGGTATTAAACTTCCATTTAATAACCCTACTAAAGGTTTGTTTGATTTATCTTATAGCACTGAAGAACAAGCAATATCTAATCTTAAAAATTTACTTTTAACTAGTAAAGGTGAGCGATTATATTTACCTAATTTCGGGACTGGAATTATAGATTTATTGTTTAATCCAAATACTCCGGAGATAGTAGAAAGTTTATCAGATGAAATTTCAACCGCAATTTCTTTTTGGATGCCATATATTATAATAAACAATATCGATGTGCAAAATAAAATTAATTCATTAGGAAATAATGCAGAGCATGGTATATCTATATCAATTAATTTTAATGTAACAAATAGAGGCGCTAATCAAACAATCGTTTTAGATATTAATCAAAATGGAGCAATTACTGTACAATAATGTTAGATAATAATTTAAAGAAAGATATAAAATATATCAATAAAGATTTTAGTAGTTTTAGACAATCCTTAATAGAATTTGCTAAAAGTTACTTCCCTAATACATATAATGATTTTAATGAAACGTCACCAGGTATGATGTTTATTGAAATGGCATCGTATGTAGGGGATGTATTATCATACTATACAGATAATCAATTAAAAGAAAGTTTATTATCTTTTTCTCAAGAACGTTCTAATTTATTACAATTAGCACAAGAAAGAGGCTATAAACCAAAAAATACAGTACCTGCGACGGTAGAATTAGATGTATTTCAATTATTACCAGCAATAAAATCAGGGTCAGTATTTTTGCCAGATTGGAATTATTCATTATCAATTAACCCTGAGTTAATTGTTAGATCAACAAATTCAAATGTACAATTTAGAACGATCGAACCGGTTATATTTACGTCTCAATCAATATCTTTAAAAGGCGGTGATTCTTTATCAGTATATCAAGTAGATAATAACAACAATCCAATATATTATTTACTTAAAAATACTGCAAAGGCTGTTGCAGGTACAATACAAACAGCTACGTTTTCGTTTGGATCTCCTAAAAGATATGATAAGATTATTTTAAATGAAACAAACATTATAGAAATTTTAGATATAGTTGATTCAGACGGAAATATTTGGTATGAAGTACCTTATTTAGCTCAAGATACTATATTTGATTCTATAAAAAATGACCAATATTCTAACGTAAACTATACGGGGTCTCAAGGTATATCTCCATACTTATTAAAGTTAAAGAAAGTATCTAGAAGATTTGAAACAAGAGTAAATGCTGATAACACTATAACAATACAATTTGGAGCTGGTGTATCAACATCTGCTGATGAAGAATTAATACCAAACCCGGATTTAGTAGGTAGCTCGTTATATTCACCTAATTTTGATTATTCTATCGACCCTAGTAATTTTTTATATTCTAAAACTTATGGATTGGTACCTGCTAATACCACATTAACCATTAGATATACAACCGGCGGAGGAATAGAATCAAACGTTCAAGCAGATACATTAACTAGTATTTCATCTATTGTATTTGATAGTGACGGCACAGGATTAAATCAATCATTATATTCTAGAATACAAAATTCAGTAGCAGTAAATAATAGTTTACCAGCAGTAGGCGGTAAAAGTTTAGAAAGTATTGATGAAATACGATATAATGCAATTGCTAATTTTGCATCACAAAATAGAGCAGTTACAGTAGAAGATTATATAATACGTACATATTCTATGCCTAGCAGGTTTGGGTCTGTTTCAAAAGCGTATATTACTCAAGCAAAAGATTTTGTAACGGGTGCAGATGTTGTTAGTTCAAATCAATTAGCTATGGATTTATATGTTTTGGGGTATGATTTAAATAAAAATTTAACTCCTATAAATTCTATAGTTAAATCTAATTTAGCGACTTATTTAGAACAATATCGAATGATTACCGATGCAATTAATATTAAAGATGGATATATAGTTAATATAGGTATTGAATTTAATATTATAACATTACCAGGTTCTAACAGTAATGAAGTTTTATTAAGATGTATCGCAAAATTAAAAGATATATTTGATATTAATAAATGGCAATTAAATCAGCCGATTATAATATCTAAACTTTATGCAGAACTAGATAATATAGAAGGAGTACAAACAGTATCAGATATTTTAATAACTAATTTAGCTGGCAGCGATATTGGATATTCTAATAATCGATATGATATAAATAAAGCCACAAAAAATGGAGTGATATTTCCTAGTTTAGATCCTTGCATTTTTGAAGTTAAATATCCAAATAAAGACATTAAAGGTAAAGTAAGTAATTAATTATGATATATCATTTATATTCAAATCAAGACGCTACAATATACGAAAAAGAACCTACTTTAAATTCAGGTTTAGATGAAATACTAGAATTAGAAAAAAACATAATTGGGTCTACTACAGTAAATGTATCTAGGATTTTAATTAATTTTAACGTTAGTAAATCTATAAACTTATTAAGAGCAGATAACTTTATTCCTACAAGCAGCATTCAATCTACATTAAGATTATATAGTTTAGAAGCAATCAATTCACCAGTAAATTATACTGTAGATTGTTATGCTTTAGCTCAAAATTGGTCACGAGGTACTGGAAAATTTAGTTATACTCCGTTTTTAACAGACGGCGTTTCTTGGAAATATACTACCGCAGCTACATCATCTGTGTGGAATACACAAGCACCTCCTATTGGGACTGCATATTCATATTCTTCTGTCGACGGCGGCGGTTTATGGTATACAGCTTCAGCAGCATCTCAACTATTTGAATATTCTCCAGTAAAACAAGATATTAATATTAATGTATCAAATATCGTAAATCGATGGATATCAGGTTCTTTACCTGAATACGGATTTATACTTAAAATTTCTGGTTCATTAGAAGGAGATACTCAACCGTATGGACCTATACAATTTTTTAGTAACGAATCAAATACAATTTATGTACCTAGATTAGAATTAGGATGGGATGATTCAGTATTTACTACAGGTTCATTACAGCCAATTTCTACAGACAAATATTCGATTATATCTAAAAACATTAATAAAAAATACGATCAAGAATCAATAGATAAAATAAGTATTGTAGCTAGACCTTTATTCCCAGTAAGAACATTTTCTACAGGAAGTGCTTATAACATTATACAATATCTTCCTATAACAACATATTATGCAGTTGAAGATTTTTATACAGGAGAAGTATTAGTGCCGTTTGGCAATTTTACAAAAGTAAGCTGCAATTCAATTGGTAATTATTTTTTATTTAATTTTAACATTCTTCAAAAAAATAGATATTATAGATTTGTATATAAAGTATTAAATAATAATACAATTAAATATTTTAAATCAGATGAAGTTTTTAGTGTAATTTAATATGGAAAGAAATAGTTTAGGTCAAGTTATTGTTAATGAAAGTGGGTCATTAACAATCTCTATTTTATGTAAAGAAACTACTATACCAATCTCAGTATATAATCGATTTTTATTAGATAATAAAGAATTTACGGAATTAGTACCGACAATTGATAAAGATGCTTTAATAAGAGAATTAACTAATCAAGTTGATACTTTAAATAATTCTGTAAATAGTTTAACTACAGATATAAAAGGAGGATTTTTAGTATCAGCAACTGAAAGTCAATTTGCATACCCAGTTGTTAAGTCATCAGCTAAAATATATAACGGTCAGCAAGTATATGAAAATATAGGATTTAATAATGATAGCACAACTCCAAATTTTAACAGCAGGCAATCTAATGGTTTAAAGTTTTGGAGTATACCTAATAAAGTCGCTACGATTTACCAAGATGCAAATTCTGCAGGTATATATACTATGGAATCTAAAATTAAGTATAGAATCAAATATATAGGCACTTCAGATATTATTAACGTTACAAATTTTAGAATAGGATTGCAATTTTTTCTAAATGGTACGACAGGTGTAGGTCCAATTGCTGGTACTCCCTTTAGGTCATTAACTAAAACATTTTATGCGCCGGGAGAAGTATCTGAAGAATTTTCAATTTCAGTACAACATACAGGCGGCTTAGGAGAACTTAGAACAGATGTATTATATTTACCTCTTAGAACTTTTGAAGTACTTCAACAAGGTACAAATGTTACTAATAACTTTTTATTAGAAATATTACCAAGTTCTACATTCTCTTTATTACCTCAATAATTATATTAAATGCTAATAGATACTTTACTTCAAACAAATCAACCAGTATATGATACCGGGTTTAATAATACTGATATTCAAATTATCGGTAAAGTAAATACTGCGACGCCAGTAGTAAATAGAAGTATGTTTGAATTAAATATATATTCATTTAATGGTATTTTAATCAACAGTATTGTTGAAAGAAATGCCGTTTTATTTACAATAAGCGGTTCGGATAAATTTTTAAATATTAATAATTTTAATAATTATTTTAATGATTTAAATATAAACTCAGGAAAATATTATTATACCGTAAATTCATTTAACCCTGTAATTGGTAATACTCCTAAAAATTTATTTATACAAGAAATTTCTCCAAGCAGAACAGAAATACGATTAGGTAGAATTGTTAATTTAACAACATTGTCTCCTAATACAAGCGATATTAATAATGTAACTACAGAATTTGTAGGCGATCTTGGTATAGGAGGTGTACGTTCAGGTGATACTGGTACTGCAGGGTCTAACCTACAAACACCCGTTGTTACATTAACAGATTTTCAAAAAATACTTACTAAGGATAATAGTTTAAAAAACATTTATTTAAATTTAGGTCAAGACAGATTTTATAGAATTATAAATATAGAATTAGGTGAGTCTCCCGCATTTGAAATATTAGTTAAATTGTATGAACCATTACCTATTGATATTAATGAAAGTGATTTTTGTGAATTATCTGATGTAGTATTTAGATATGGAGATATTGCAGATTACATTCAAAATGTAGAAATATTAGACCCTACTAAAGAAATACAAGGTCCGAATTTTGAAATTGATGTTGACATTTATAAAGGTAGCGTAACTGGATTTCAAACTTGGAATGATTTATTAGATATAAATTTATCTACTTCGCAACAAATTATTGATTCTTATTTTGGCCAAGCATTGACTGGTATTAAATTAAATATTGATTACAGTAAACCAGAAGAATTTATATTTTATAGTTCTGCAGAAGAACGATTTAATAATTTTTATTATAAAATACAATTAATTGAAGATTATAACAGTCAATTAAATACTCTTAATGATATTAACCAATCTATTAAATCTGCAAATATTATTGATGTTGTCAAAAAGCGTAGTAAAATAATAACAGGATTTGATGATTTTGAAAAATATTTATATTTCGGAGAACCTAACGGAAATTTATATACATTTTATACTGGTAGCATATCTACCTGGCCAAAAACAACTTCTGGTAGTTTAAATTGGTTAGAAGCATACAATTATTGGGTAGATAGCTATTCTACAGGTTCATTAAATACAAGTATAGGATATAATTTAGAAAGTATAAATTCTGCTGCAGTAAATACATATGCAGAAAATACGATAGCAGTTTTACGAGAATATGATAAAAATAATATCAATTCTTTATTAAAAACAATACCTTCAAGTTTCTTTTTAGATGATGCTAATTCTGAATACTTTGTATTTATTAATATGATTGGCCATCATTTTGATATTATTTATACATACATAAATCATTTAACGTCTATACATTCTAGAGAACAGCATCCTTTAGATGGTATCAGTAAAGAATTATTAACTTCGGTTGCTGATTCTTTTGGATGGAAATTAACAAATTCTAAAAAGAAAGATAATTTATGGAGGTATATAACGGGATTAGATTCAGACGGTAATTATTTACAATCTGGAAGTCTAACACCTACAATAACTACAGAACAATATACATTAGAAATTTGGAATCGAATTGTTAATAATTTGCCGTATTTATTAAAAACAAAAGGCACTAGACGTTCGATACAAGCATTAATGTCTTGTTATGGAATTCCGTCAACTGTAATCAATATTAAAGAATACGGCGGACCGGCTACGAATAATATACAACCGGATTGGCAAGTAGACAAATTTATTTATTCATTAGAATTTGGTAATAATACAGGGTCTTTAACAATTCCTTGGCAAAAGTTAACATCGACTAATAGAGTACCAGATTCAATTCAGTTTAGATTTCAACCTGACTCGGATGTAATTTTATACCCTAGGACTTTATTACGAACAAATAACCCAGGTAATCCATATTTTTATATAACATACGATCAACCAACCGGATATAATAGTAAAGAGTTACAATTAACATATTATGTATTAGATTCAACAGGTACATATAAAAGCGGTTCGTTAAATAACGTACCAGCATTAAATGGAGATTGGACATCAATATTATTAACAAAAACGCCATTAACAGGCTCAGTTGTTACTAGTAATTTTTCGATTAGCGCGTTTGTTAAAAACTATGAAAATATAATTTACAGCAAAACAAGTACATTTTCGTCTTCAAATTCGAACTTTATATCTGCGAGTAATATAGTTATAGGTTCTTCTAGTTTTAGCACGTCTAATAGAGCGTTTGATGGTAATTTGAACGAATTTAGGTATTGGTCATATACATTAAACACAGCATCAATGCTAGAATATACAAAGAATCCTTTATTCTTTGGAGGTAATGTTGACACTGATGCTTATGATTATTTAAATTTTAGATTGCCGTTATCGTATTTAATTACTGTAACAGGCAGTTATCCGTCAGTACATCCTAACCAATCAATACCTAGTTTTTCAGGATCGATAAGTTCATCTGCTGTATTTTCTGGTTTTGAATCAAATGATTTAACTGGAGAAGATTATACGACATTTGTTTCTGTACCTTCATTAGGCAGTGACAATATATATTCTAGTAAAATAAGAAATGTAACGCCACTATCAGTTGGAGCATTAGACCCAGATAGATCTTCTGAGATATTAAATAATGAACAAACTCCTAAAGATTCAAACTTAATCGGTGTTTA